CGGACCGCATCCGGAATCAGTGTTGCCGAAGTTAGCAAGAATGTTGTATACCGATGATTGATGTCATGATTAACATTGACTGCAGAGATGGAATGAAAAGTATACCTGACAAGTCGATTGACATGGTTTGCACAGATCTTCCATACGGGATTACAAGAAATAAATGGGATACTCCGATTCCGTTTGATGACTTATGGGGGGGGGCATTAACCGAATAATCAAAGACAATGGTGCAATTATCCTCTTTGCATCTGGTATGTTCACGGCAGACTTGATGAAAAGCAATTGCAAAATGTGGCACTATAATTTGATTTATGAAAAAGCAAATGCATCTGGATTTCTCAACGCGAACCGTATGCCACTTAGAGCGCATGAAGATATTTGCGTGTTCTATAAGTGTTTGCCAACATACAATCCACAAATGAAAAACGGTATGCCTGTTAAACGGGTTCGAAAAACTCAGAAAGCAACATCAAAATGCTACGGAAACTATACACCAACTGACTATGAAAGCACACAAAGATATCCAAGATCTGTGTGGAGATTTTCAAATGAAAACGGATATCATCAGACACAAAAGCCAGTTAAACTAATCGAAGAATTGATTAAGACATATAGCAACCCAAACGACACAGTACTTGATATCTGTGCTGGAAGCATGACAGCAGCAATAGCAGCTGTGAATACTGGTCGTCATTACATTTGTTTTGAAAAAGATCCTGATATTTTTTCAAATGGCGTAAAAAGATTTAATGAATCAACTAATGGAGGACATGGACAATGAAATTAAAAAGACTAATTGTTACCCTTGCAACCGCAGCAATGTTTTCTAGCGCAGCCATTGGCTGCGGCACTGAAGCTAATAAGGTAAGCGCTAATATTTCTGTGCAAGCAGACAATTTTAATATTACCAGAAAGCTTACTGTTCTGAACGCAAGAACCGATACAGTCCTTTTGGAGCTGACTGGAACATTTGCATTAAAGAACAATTCATCAAATGAACTCGAAGTCATTATTGAGACTGCCGAAGGCAAATATCAGAAAGATTACGTGTATTTGAATGACTACACCATGTACGTGGTCGAAGATATCTCTGGTTCAGAGGTAGACAAATACCGTTATGAGATCAATTTCTTGCCTGAATGGGGATACAAGGCAACTCATCATTAGTAAACTTTACGTTTACATAGTAAACATATGTAATACATTTAATTTTAAAGGACCATAACAAGAGCTTGAAAATGAATTTTGCTGCACTAAAGCTTGAAAAGCCTAGAAATCTGTCACCAAACACTTAGGAAAGGAGAAAAAAATCTTTTATGACATACGAAGATGCCTTAAAAGCCTCAGAAAATGGTCTAAATGTAATGATATGGACAGGAGAGGAGTATCTGCGCCTAGAAGAAGCAAAAGAATTTCTGAATTGTTCTTCTCATGTAATTCGAAGTAGTGAAGAATACAAAGGATACAAAAAGTTTTGCGAAGCCATTCAAAGCGATAAATGGAGTACTTATACAGAAATAGATCTTAGATGGGAACTTAGAAATTATCGAAAGCGTTTTGAACGCCTGAGTCGCATACAAGATGATTTTTTAAAAGAACTACTCGGCAGCAATTATACAGCCCGGTATTCCAGTGAGCAAATGATCGTTGCCGATGCATTCAACACTCTTTATAGCCTAAAACGCAACCAAAAAATATTTATGTTTACAACTATTGTATTCTTAGCAACAACAATTATAGCCTTAATAGTTTAAAGGAGGAGTACGCATGAGATTTTCAGAAGCATTTAAATTGATGAAACAGGGTGCGCTGATAAAGCTTCCGTCATGGGCAGGCTATTGGTACTGGTCCAAAGAAAAGCAGACCATCATCATCCACACAAAAGATGGTGAGGAGTTTGACATTAGAAAAACAGCTAATCCAGATTATACTTTTTCAAACATTGCATCCGATAATTGGATTGTTTGGCATTTGAACAGTGAGAGCCTTAACAGCAGAGCTAAGATAGCTATGATTTCGCAACCAATTTGTGGTAAAACCATTGAAGAAATTAAAGCCACAAGAGAAAAAGCCGTTCAAGCTTTAAAAGAAATGGGGTATGAACCTATAGATGTTCCTTTTTTAGAAGAATGGTACAACTCCAAGGCTTCTCTTGAGCAAAGTAGCGTAGTCACCGTTCCTGAATATTTTGTTGCTGAGCTTTTTATTCGCATAACCCGTTCTAGCGCAATTTACTTTTGTAAAGGATGGAAAAACGCGGTTGGTTGTTGGCTCGATCATAATGCTGCTTCGGCATACGACTTAAAAATTATTTACGAGGAATAGGAGAGCAAATAAATGATTGTTACAGGCATGGCACACTTTCAGAATGTGTGCAAAAGAAAATTGTCAGAATGGTATGACAAGCAAGAAGGAGTAGAAAAGATTACTCCAGATAATGTTTTCGTTGTATGGAGTTGTAAGACTTTGCAAAATTACAAGTTACTGGCAGCCACCACAGTGTCGGGAGATGGAGTTTATGCCGAGTATACTTACAACGGCGACAAACAGGAACTGTACGAAGACGTGTACAAGAAAGTACAGAATACATGCCACAAGGAGGAATAAGAAAGATGAAAGCAATGCTATCACAGCCAATGGCTGGCAAAACTGATGAGGAAATTGTTGCAACAAGAGAAAAGGCTGTTACAGCTTTAGAGGCGAAGGGCTATGAAATCGTAAACACTCTTTTTACAGACGAGTGGTACAGCAACGAGTCAATGAAGGAACGCGGTGTTGTACAGATTCCACTCTGTTTCTTGGCAAAGTCTCTGGAGAACATGAGCCTGTGCCATGCTGCATATTTCTGTAAAGGATGGGAAAATGCTCGTGGATGCCGTATCGAACATGATGCAGCTGTTGCGTATGGGCTAGATATCATCTACGAAGAGGATTAAGCACCATGGATTCAAGAATAGCAATTTTCAACATGCAGGACGGAATCCCAATGAAACGCCGAAAATATCCTGAAATTTGGTATTGGGATAATGAACGGAAGACAATTATGATCAAATATCCTACAGGGCATACAGACGAAAAGCTTTTCGCAATGAATGACCAAGATCATATTGATTATGTATTTGAGGCTTTATATGCAATTGACTGGTATCCAGCAGATGAAGCAGATCGTTCGAAATTGGGAGCATTCTACTTCTCAAGACCATTTTCTTTTAACCATGCTCTTTTTGCACTCAAAGACGGTTGCGAAATAACACGTAAAGCCTGGCATGAGAAAAAAATATATCTTAAACTTGTAGAAAATAGCAAAACAACTATTGCTCTTGTGTATCCAAATGGTACACAAATTGACTGGACACCTTCTGTTGAAGACATATTAGCAGAAGATTGGCTTTTTTACACTGAATGGAGGAAAATAAATGGTTAGAGTAGGTTCGGCGAGAATTGATGAGAATGGAAAAGTGATTGGCGGACAGGCAGGAGATCAGAC